AATCTCTTACCCGTGAGTTTCTTGCGGAAAGGGATATGCGCATTTTTAAGATGCGTCAAGCCGGCGTTCCTGTCAATGAAATAAGCAGGCGCTTCAACATGACCTCGCAGTCTGTTAATACGGCAGTTAGACGCCAGTTACAGCGTTTAAACTCTGAAGCCCTCCTCGCATACCCTGAAGTCCTCAGAATGGAACTGGAGCGTCTTGATGCCCTTCAGCAGGCAGTTTGGCCGCTGGCTCAGCATCGTCGTATCAAAACCGATGACGGTACTGAAGTAACAGTTGAGCCTGACCTCAAAGCAGTACAAACACTCTTATCAATTATGGACAGGCGTTCAAAGTTGTTAGGCATGGAACAGACAAGCGTTAATGTACAATTGGACATCAACTCTCCCGACCAGCCAATTAGGGCTACATTGGAAGGTGCGATAAAGCCAAAGGCAGTCAATGCGTTCAACCCTGAGGAAGAAGTAAAGAAACTTTTGGAGATTATGGGCAATTCAGGTGTTTTACCATCTGAAACTATTGACCAATTGTTGGGTAACACAGGCAATCAAATTGCTAGTGTTGATAAAGAAATAATAGAAGCGGAAATAGTGGAATAAATATGAGTACTTACAGCGAAGACGGCGAAGAACTAGAAGTCGTGGACAACCTAGATATGGCTATGGAAGAGGTTGCTGAAACTTTAGAACTGACTCGTGCCACAAATACTGGGTCAAAGCCTGGCGAACCAGCATCAAAACAAGTTTTATTGCGTGCATCGGCCGAAGATCACCAACGTTGGAAAGATGCTGCTGCGATCAAGCACATCTCGATGGCTGAGTTTATTCGGGACTGCTGCAATGCGGCTGCTAATGAGCTGCTTGAATGCAGTCACCCGACGAACATGCGCCGTTATTACCCGTGGGCAACCGATTGTCTTCAATGTGGACAAAAATGGGTTACAGAAGGCAGTCGCAAACCGCGTGCAATGCGTGGAAAATAGTGAAGTACCGCTCCAAAAAGAAGGAAGCGGAATACGAACTTCGTAGACCTCTCGTAGCAAGACTGCTTTCCGAGCGAGAGTGGTGTGAAGCATGCAGGGTATTTGCAGTGCATGATGAACTAACTGTCTACAACAGTAGAAGGTCAGTGGATGTTCACGAAATAGTGAGGCGTTCACAAGGTGGGTCAATCCTTGATGAAGACAATCTCATGTGTGTTTGTAGGCAATGCCACCAGCGGATCGGTAACTACCCGCAACTTGCTTTTGACTTAGGTTTGGCTAAGCATAGGTGGGATGAGTAGTTACCACTTTTGAAGTGGACACTCTGCGTGTAGCAATCCTGTTTTTATGGGCATGAAGCATCCACACTCTAGACAGTTGCTTGTTATGGGGTGAAAGCGAGGGCATCTTTTACAGATGGACATGCGTATCCGTGCGATGTTGTCATCCACATACTCGTCTTCGTACTCATCCAAAGAGTCCATTGTGAACCTCTCTCAAGTGATTACCAATGAACTCGGCAACTGGTGAAGCAACACCATTGCCACACATCTTGTAACGGTTAGTGTCGCTGTTCAGTTTGCCATCGGCACGGTAAAGAGTGTGATCTTTCGGCCATCCCATAAGTGCTTCACATTCAATTGGGGTTAATCTTCTCACTGCGAGGTTAGGTTCACCCGTGACGACTTCTTCTGTGAATACACCCGTGGACTGTTTCGTTCCTGCTCTCAATGCGTGATGAACATCTCCACCTAGTGAGTCGTTGTATTCGTCATATGCTTCAACTACGAGATGTTCCCCTCTTGATGAAGGCACTCCACCATCGCCACCTGAACGCAACGTTGGTGCAACATTTGATTCAACACGAAGAACAAGAGTCTCTGACCCGCCTCCAATGTCGCCACCCGATGCTTTAAGTGTTCCAATTCCCGCTTCATACTGAGCAAACGATGTTGCTGTGAAAGGTTCGTAGGCTATCCCGTGAGCACTAATTGTGTCCAATGTGTACATAGGTGAACCATCTTCACCGATTCCTGAACCTTGCGGTCCTGAAGTATCGGCACGACCAATGATTGTTCCTTGAATTGGGTAGATGACTGGTTTCCCGTAAGCTACGGCTTGCGCACCTGTTTGGTCAAGCGTGTATGAAGGGTCGCCTTCACTACCTACTCCAAGTCCATTCTGATGCTTTTCAATTTCACGACCATCTTGAATAGGGATGGCTATGAATGGAACATTGTTTCCACCCGTACCCATTCGTGCGGCAAGTGTGTTCATTGGTGATGTTGTGATGCGAATGTCGTCAACACGAGTTGCGTTGATAATGAGTGGTTCGTCATATGCAACAGCCATACCACCACCCTTTTCTCTTAGAGTCGGGGTTGAGTCTTCAGATGGTTGAGCGTCAAGTCCTTGTGTGTGTGAAAAGGCGATAACAACAGTTGCTCGTGATTCACCCGTGTTGTCAAAAGAGTTCAGTGTTGGTGACACTTCACCCTCTTTCCAGGTTTCATACCCTTCAGAAGTTTGCGCTCTGGTTGCTTTCACGAATGGTTCAATAACTAGATGACCATTGTTTGCGTCTTGGTTTACAACACTTCCGTGATGGTAAAGAGAAGCAGAGATGGTGTTCGCTATTTCTTTTCCGGATCCGAGTTTGCTATGTGTTCCAATGCTTTCTGTAAGCGTGGGGGGAGAGTCTTTTCTCTTCTTGTTGCGCGACGAAGTATTCCTTCTGCGGCCTTCACCGATAGGAAGAATTTCTTGTCCACCTCTTGAGAGGATTGCAGGACTGAAGCAAGCGATGAGGAACACTCTTCTACGCCGTTGGGGGACTCCGAAGAACTGCGCATCCACGCAATGCCACTCGATGTGATGACTCCCGATGTCAGCCATTTCTCTGATGACTGCCTCAAAGTCGTCACCGCCACTGCTACTGAAGGCTCCGGCGACGTTTTCCCAAATAGCCCAGGTTGGATATTGTCCATTAGTTGCTTCTCGCATTTCTTTAATTATTCGTGTTGCTTCATAAAACAAACTGGATCGTTTGCCGTCTTGAAGTCCTGCTCTTTTACCCGCTACTGATAAGTCCTGACATGGAGAACCAAAGGTAATGAGGTCAACGGGTGGAAGTTCTGCACCGTTAACATCGGAAACATCCCACCATTTTGGAACATCGGGCCAATGATAGCCAAGAACTTGTTGACAGTTCTTATCCCATTCAACTTGGAAGCGACAATCCCATGATGCTTTTTCCATTCCAATATCAATACCGCCAACACCTGCGAATAAACTTCCGAATGTTAGTTCTTTCATTTAGTTCCCTTACTTGCGTGTTCTTTTATTGAATTCATAATCTCTAAACCTAGTTCATATGGCACACGAGATCTGTCTTTTGCGCCCTTTATTCCTTGTGTCCCTGTCCGTGAACCCCTTGGGGCTGCAACATGACAAGGGTCGCCGTTCTTACACGCTGTACGAGGTTGCCAACCCGTGGCATGACCCCATAGGTCTGTTGGTTTCATTCTGGTATCACCATAAGAACAGTATGTAACTGTGTTTCTTTCAAGTCCTTCAACAACAGGGAGTTTACGAAGCACTCCTCTTGGGTTTTCAATTAGATACCCGTGTGTCGGTTTCAAGTATTCAACAATGCTTCTAATGTGAGCAACGAGAACTTGGTTCTTACTAGCCATATCTGTCTTAGGAGTGAACACACCATTGTCTTTTGACCAGTGGTGACCGATTGAAGCAACACTAAAGGCGGTACATGGTGGTGATGCCCATATGAAGTCAGGAGTTCCATAGGTATTAAGTAACCATTCACCCGTGATGCTTAAAATGTCAGCACTGTGTGTCGGGGTAAAGTATGGATCTAACTCAAAGCTTATGACTGTATGACCAGCATCAGCAAATGCTTGTGTTGACGAGCCTGTTCCAGAGAAGAAGTCAAAGATTAACATTGGTTCCTTTCTCTGTAAGTGTGACTACTTACGACGGAACCACTTTAGCATTCTCTTGCGAGTATTCACACTCTGGACATCGTTTGCTCTGATTACATTGACTACCTTTGTAGCAGATGTTTGCACTGTGTCTGCCACGAATTCAGTAAGCACCTTCTCTAGAGAGGAGTTAATCTCGTTCATGTCACCCGTAGTCACTTTTACTTTAAGGTCTGACTTTGTTGAAGGAGTAACAGAGGTCTTTGCCTTCTTCTGAACCGGCTTCTTAGCAACAGGCTTCTTAGCAACGGTCTTCTTTTCAGAAGCAGTCTTCTTTGCGACAGCCTTCTTTGCTGGCGCTTTCTTGGCTGCTGACTTCTTCTTAGGGGTTGGTTTTTGTTTTGTCATGAGTGAGACAATAACACGAGACTTAGTTCAATCCGTTACTTGTTTTATCTTTTTTTTGGTCTAGTGTTTTACCCGTGGATACATATTCAACAACAATGGACAAACTTGCTTTGGCTGTTTCAAGTGCGAAACTGGCTAAGGAAACAATCATAGAATCAGAGGGCATAGGAGAGGATCTCAACTTTGTCTTGATGGGTTGGAGAGAGGGCGAGTTAGTAGCAGTTGCTCAACTTAGTCAAATATTTATGAGAGATAAGCCTGACAGATTCGGACGTTTACTGAAGTGTGCATATGTAATAAGAAAAGGATGGGGTGTTGA